CCGAAATCTACTCGACGACATCGCCGAATTGATCGGGGGTTGTAAAACCCTCCGAGTCCTGAATATGTTTAATCTCAAGAAAGAGATTTCACGAGATTTTGCATATATCAGCTCTCGAACGTATCATGAAGGGTTATCATTCCTTACGACCCAACTTCCCCGTTTGGGGAAGTGGTACGATGGAATTTTATCCGGAACACTGGGGTCTCCCCCTGTAGGCTTTAAACCCTACAGGCAGGTTCACTCAACAGATTATGAGGACTATCAAGTTCCCATCCCTGCTGAAACAACTTGTCCTTTGTTCTTACGTGTCTTTTGGCACGTAATTCATGATCCGGCCGGTTCCGTCCTGGAGCGCGCGAGAGTGATCCGCGCGTATCGGTCCTTGCTCTACTTGTTCTACAAGTTAGAGGTTCCCTTCACAGAAGCACAGCTTAGCGCTGGCCTCGAGAAGTGGAAGCTCATAGAGGAAGAGTTAGTCAACTTTGACTATCCCGACTTTTATGACCAGGATATGATCCAAGCGAGAGATATTATCAATCGCTTGCTTAGCCGTTGGGATCCTAAGACAATGTCTTATGCTCCCGATGAGGATATGTTTGTGAAAATACATCCTCAACACGGCCCCGGGGCGGTAGCAGGTGGAGAATCTAATGAGTCAAAATGGGAGTCATTCCATATGATTCGTAAGCTCCACAACGTCTACCCATGGTATGAATACCTTTTGGGTTTACGTTCATCTTGTCGTATCTCACCCTCCATGGTGAGTATGATCATCACCTTTTTCAAGGGCCGTTCGGAGAAAGAAGCAACCTCGCGGTTGTTATTTGTACCGAAGGACTCTCGAGGGCCACGAGTAATATCGTGTGAACCCAAGGAGTTGATGTTTATTCAACAGGGCATCGCCAGGAACATGATGAATGTTCTGGAGCGGCGCTCCCATGGGAGGATTAACTTCCTCGATCAAACCATAAACGGCCAGCTTGCACTCGCTTCGAGCGAGTCAGGTCTGTACGCGACGGTGGATCTCGAGGATGCCTCAGACAGGGTTAGCTGGTTGTTGGTGAGAATGTTGTTCCCAGATTGGGCTCAACGCTATCTCCATGCTACCAGGTCAGATTCGACATTGCTCCCAGATGGCACGATCCACAAAGATCATGCAAAGTATGCTCCGATGGGGTCAGCTTTGTGCTTCCCCGTTGAGAGCATGATATTCTGGGCGCTTTCCGTGGTTGCCTGTTGTAAGGCAGGCTTCGCGGAGGATGTTGCTAAGGCGGCTACGTATGTCTACGGGGATGATATAATCACCTTCCCCGAAGCTGTTCCACATCTCGTGGAACTCTTCTCCAAGGTTTGCTTAAAAGTTAACGTTGGGAAGACATACAGTAGTGGTCCTTTTCGGGAGAGTTGTGGTGGTGACTTTTGGGAAGGTGTCCCCGTGAGGGGCCACTATCTTGAGGTGTTACCAGATGAACCACAACAATGGATCTCATTGGTTAATGGACTTCGCAGAGTGGCTTTTGTCGACGGCCAAAGACTACCTAATCGGTGGTCTAAGGTCGCTCGTACTTGGCGCTCTGCTATGGCTCATATACCAGCTGATATCCGCAGGTGCATCGGTCCTTCGTTTCTGGGGGATGTAGTCATCCATGATGACTCCCCCAGACGTTGGGACACGAAGCGTCTCAATCCCCACATGGGTTGGGATCAGCAGACGGTCTTAGCGTACGTACCGGTGCCAAAGATACTTCCTTGGAAGTACTGGAAACCTGCAACGCAGCTAGCTGCTGCCGTGCTTGGCTACTCATCCAAAGGGATCACCCCCCGCAAAAACGGGGAGATGGTCGTTGATGGATATGTAATCAAGCGTATCCCTACAATAGGGGTCGCTTTTACCGAGTATGGC